AATATTAAACGGATGGCCGCTTTGGCAATTTTGAAATTTGAATTTCTATTGGACGCTCCCACTTTCCCAAATTACAATTATGCCATTCGGTACCACCTATATATTGGTACCAATGTACCGATACCATGAGATAGATCAATTGGTACCAATTGACCAAGTCAATGGCTCCTCCAAAGCGTTTTCAAATAAACTCCAAGAATTACTTCCTCACCTATCCTCAGTGCTCTCTAACAAAAGAAGAGGCACTATCTCAGATTAAAAACCTAGAAACACCTACAAATAAATTATTCATCAGGATCTGCAGGGAATTACACGAAGATGGAAACCCTCATCTCCACATCCTCATCCAGTTCGAAGGAAAATACAGGTGCACGAATCAAAGATTCTTCGACCTGGTATCCCCAACCAGGTCAGCACATTTCCATCCGAACATTCAGGGAGCTAAAAGCTCGTCAGATGTCAAAGCCTACATGGAGAAAGACGGAGACATCCTTGATTTTGGAATTTTCCAAGTCGATGGAAGATCAGCTAGAGGAGGTTGCCAATCTGCCAACGACGCATATGCCGAGGCAATCAACTCAGGATCTAAATCATCGGCCCTCAATATATTAAGGAGGAAGGCTCCCAAAGATTATGTTTTACAGTTTCATAATTTAAATAGCAATTTAGATAGGATTTTTGATCCTCCGTTGGAGGTTTTTGTTTGTCCTTTCACAGCTTCTTCGTTTGATCAAGTTCCAGAAGAACTTGAGGAATGGGCTGCTGAAAATGTAATGTCTTCCGCTGCGCGGCCATGGAGACCCATGAGTATTGTCATAGAGGGTAATAGTAGAACAGGTAAGACAATGTGGGCTAGGTCATTAGGTCCTCATAACTACCTATGTGGTCATCTGGACCTGAGTCCGAAGATCTACAGCAACGACGCATGGTACAACGTCGTTGATGATGTAGACCCCCACTATCTAAAGCATTTTAAAGAATTCATGGGGGCCCAAAGGGACTGGCAAAGCAACACGAAGTACGGGAAGCCAATTCAAATTAAAGGTGGAATCCCAACAATCTTCCTCTGCAATCCAGGTCCAACGTCTTCATATACGGAATTTCTGGACGAAGAAAAGAATTCCGCATTAAAAGCCTGGGCAGTTAAAAATGCAACCTTCGTCACCCTCTACAGCCCACTCTACTCAGGTACCCTTCAAAGTCCAGCACAGGAGAGCCAAGAAGAAGAACCATCGCAGACGGAGGATTGACCTAGGCTGCGGGTGTTCTGTCTACGTGAGCTTGGACTGTGCAAATTATGGATTCACGCACAGGGACCATCATTACTGCAGCTCAGGCGCAGAGTGGCGCGTATATCTGGACGGTACCAAATCCCCTCTATTTCAAAATCACCAGGCACGATCAACGGTCATTCAACAAGGATCAAGACGTAATAACGATGCAGATACAATTCAACCACAACCTCAGATCCCAGCTGGGTTTGCACAAGTGTTTCCTCATTTTCAAGATCTGGAGTCGCTTACATCCTCAGACATGGCGTTTCTTGAGGGTCTTTAGGACACAAGTGATGAATTACTTACATAGTTTGGGTGTGATTTCAATTAATAATGTAATTAGGGCAGTTGATCATGTATTGTATAATAGATTGCAAGGAACAATGTATGTACAGACATTTCATGATATAAAATATAAAATTTATTAATTCTGAACAGAATCATAAAAATAGATCCTGATTTTTAAAGTTGCATACACGGGATTACTGGCATGAGTACTAGCCATATACAAAATTAACGCATTCTCAGTATGGTTCTCATATTTAGCACTCTCTTGATGATTGTATGTAACATGATGATTAATCTTCCAGAACTTCTTGACGATTGCCTGTTCCTTAGACGCATACTGTCCACCAGTGACAGTAGCACTAAACTTGTGAAGAACCTGCAAACGATCTCTTAGATCCTGCTTGATAGTTGCTGTACTGGGTTCGTTATCAAACATGTTGAATGCCTCTTGAAATCCATACGGAGTAGTAACAGGACGTCTATCTCTAACTAACCAAAACAGGACAGTATTAGTGTGGTTTTTAGTCTTGATGTTCTCATCCATCCAGATTTTACCAATAATATAACAAGATTTTATACAAAATCTCTTCCCAGAACGATGAGTAAGACCGTTACCACGAGTAACATCAGAAACACATAACAAAGTACCAGAATGACCAACATCGTTTTTCTTCTCAAACGACTGGACCTTACACGGGCCTTCACAGCCCTTAGGAACATCAGGGCTTCTGTACATTCGGTACATCCTGGGCTTCCGATACATGGGCCTTTGAGCCCATGTTCTCCTTCTGTTTGTGACGAGGACAGTGGGGGCATTCGCACGGCTGACATACGGGCTGTCGAAGTTGAGCCGGCGACGTACCTTGGAGGCGGGTGTGGAAATCACTATATCGGCAGGACGCTTCGACATAGTTCTTGGCACGTATAACGGCAATAAGATCACGTATGAGATCGTATCCTATCGTATCTGGAGAATACGTAGACTCGACACCTTGTAGGTATTTAATTGCAAGCATACACCTAAAACCGTGAACGGTTTCAGGAAATTCGTTAAGCAATGGATCCCACATTATACAAGTATAAGCTAGGGCATACGTATTTAAATAAGGAAAAGACTTAGGGGACAAGTATTTAATTAGGCTTCAAAGGATGGTCAGGATCAGCCGACAGGGAGGGCCCATTAAAAAAATCGGCGGCCATCCGGT